TTCTGTAACACTCTGCATTTTACCGACAAATTTTGCACGGTCTTCTGAAAGTTGTTTCTGCTCTTCTGCAAATTCAGCTAGTTCAGCTGTTAAGTTTTCTGTAACCATACGATCTAAAGCTTCAACCATAACGGACTTGTCATGCTCATAGCGTTGAGCAAATTCCTCACGGAGTTCTGCTCTGACCTGTTCTTTTGCTTCTGTTAACTTTGAACCCCATGCCTCTTCAATTTGAGTACGGGTTTCTTCGTTGATCAGGTCACTATCTAATAATGGTTTGATAGCATCTAGCATTTTGGTCTCCTAGATCTTAAGATCCTTGATAAGACGCATTACTTCGTCTTTCAAGTATTTTTGTACTTTAGCATTGCCACTTGCTTCTTTGGCCATTTCAAGTACAGTGTGCCCATTGCGCATATTAAGCAATCCTTCATAAATTGCTTTAGGATATGCGTTTGGAGCACTTGGTTGTGCCACAACATCTACTGTGACAATCTCGAAACCTGCAACGTTTCCTGTAGATTCATTGACTTCGCCACTGCCTCTACTGCTTACGCCCAGTTTAACTCCACTTTCCAACATGGTCTTAACTAATTGACCCATTGGAGTAGGTAATATCTTTAATTTTCCAAAGCCGTTTGGGCCGTCCATCCACATGCTTTCTATCATGTGACTGACACGATCTAAATTAATTTTTAAATCATCTGGATGATCAACTTCGCCTAGCACACTATTGCCAACTGAAATTTGATCATTGAGCTGCTTAACGGCATTGGAAATTTCAGTAACAGGGTAAACACGCTGGTTTGCGTTTTTTACCCCGCCCTGAATACAAATGCCTTTCATATAGAGATCCTTGCCTTCGTTGGCAGACTCTGTTACGATTCCCGCTTGATCGAATGTAAGGGTTTCTCTAAGATAGTTCATATACGATTCCTATCTTACGCTTTCTTTAAGTCTGACTTAGCGCCAGGCTTGTTGCCGTTGCCAGCATCTTCAACTTTAGCTGTAACTTTTGCAGCACCTGTTTCAGCAGCTGAGCTACCTGTAGATGTTGCTTTAGCACCATTAGCGTTCATTGGATTCTTTTTAGCAACTGGGCTAGAATGCTTCTCTGAAGTGTTTGACGGAGCAGCTACTTTTTCTGTGTACTCACGTACAAAAGTTTCTTCCATGTCATCTTCTTCATCTTCGTCTTCTTCGTCTTCTTCAGGTTCCATATCCATTTCCATGTCATCCATTTCTGGCTCCATATCCATGTCCATGTCGTCTTCTTCGCCTTCTTCACCAGCCATCATTTTCTCAAATTCTGCTTTGAGTTCGTCAAGTGCGTCTTCAAGATCAACAACACGGTCTTCCATCTCTTCTTCGTCTTCATCTTCATCTTCAAGAGCAAGACCTTCTTCGTCTGCGCTGATGTCGTCGATAAACTCTTCAGCAGCATCGCCGCCTAGTTCTTCGTCAAAATCACTCTCTTCAAGTTCTTCGTCTTCTTCAGTTTCGTCAATTAGTGATTCATAGATACTTCTGGACTTGTCCACAACAATATCGTGGAAAAGTGCTTTGGCCTGATCAGTCTCTTCTGAGATGATAAGCTCAATTAATTCATTAAATTTATCGGACATGCTTAAGACTCCTTGTATATGTTTGCTAAGGCATTGTAGTTATTTAACTACATGCTTTATTTATACAGGAGAACAGAGCATTTTTAGCCCAAAAGGATAAATTTCGGGCCAAATACAGTGTGCTATTAGATATTAAACTTGAGGTTCTGCTGCCGGAGCACCATACTGAGATTTAATATCAGTAAGACTATCTTGATACTCAGCAGTTTTTACGTCATTGAGTTTACGCAATCTAGAAATTTGTTCAAGGGTAAGTCTAGTTTTGCGGGTGTCTGGCTTCTCAGCACGACTTGAATCCTTAGCATTATCATGCCTAGGATTATTCTCGTTTTCTGTAATAAGATCTTTGAGTAACAATGTAGTCTCCTTGTTGCTGTATTTATTACGCAACTGGCGGAGTTGGTGCTGGAGGAGTACCTGGAATTGGACTTTCTGCACCAGCAGCATCTAATTCCCCGGCGCCGCCTTCTTCGCCACCGCCCTCAACACCTTCGCCCTCAATGGGCGCTTCTGGTGCAAAGTTATCAAGATCTGTTTCAATACCACCTGGAGTAATACCCACACTGCGCATGTTTGCTGATTCAGCCTCAGGTGTTTCCAGATTCTCTTCTTTCCAGAGTTTAGTATTTTCACTCATCTCTTCTTCACTCATACCCAAGTAACGTGACATTAAGAAGCGTTTGCTTAAATATGGGAAGGCTTCTAACTGTGTGAATGTACCAATACGTGTGCCATCCATTTCAGTCTCACGATACTTACTAAAGTTCTGAGGTTCATTGAAACGTAGTTCAAAACTTGAGTTATCAAGTTCAAATCCACGCCACTTTAGGAACATTTTAAATTCTCTATCAAAAGTTTCTGCTACTAAACGCTGTAATCTTTTACAGTATTCGTTAAAGCGATACTCTTGAATAAGGGCTGTTCCTACTCTTCCGTCACTGTATGGCTGAGCACTATCGTCTGGTCCTGTAGGCAAGTAACTACTGGGAATTCTTAAACCTCTGTACAACTTGTTAGTAAAGTACTTGAGATCATCAATCTCACCAAGGTTTGTACCTCCTGGCAGTGTCTCAACTTTTGACCCTCGGCCTTCTGCCGTCTGTGGGAAGAAGTAATCTTCGTTTGTGCTTAATGGATTGTATGTTGTATCCATGATATTAGCGCCGCCGCCAGTTTGACTAGGAATGCGTCGCTGGTGGATCTCGTTTTTAACACGCTCAACAAAAGCCATGGCCATGTGTGCTGGCATGTTACCAACGTCTACATAGAATACCCGGCGTTCTGGCGCACGTTGAATACGATAGATAATAATAGCATCTTCAAGTAGTTCTTTTTGCTTATAAACTTTAAAGATGTTTTCAAGGATACTGTTGCCAAAAGGCCAGTTAGCATCAAGGCCCTCTGTTAAACTACAATGCACAATATGGTTTGCATCAACACCAGTTTCGTTAACACTTCTGTCAAATCTACCTGAGCTTGAACTCTGACTGGTATACACACTACTAGGCTGCACATATCCACTTTGTTTGTGATCACCGTGCTTGTGATAATCGTCACTGTAATTTAGTTGTGTGGCAGTGAGGTTTTGGAAGTTAGGGTTAATGTCTTTAACAACATACTGTTCAGGTTTCTTGCCTTCACTTTCGTTAACAATAACTTTGTTTACTTTTGTCATCTCAACCCAGGACCATTCAAAAGTCTCTGGATCACGGATAAAGATCTGATCGCCGTATTTTAGTGTATTACGGAAGATTTTAAATACTCGCTTGTTAAACTCGTTCAAGTTATTCCAGTTCAACAACTGCTTTTTAACAGTGTCGATTTCACTGTCGATGGGTGATTCATTCCAGTAAATGTCAAATGCTGTTCCGTTCTCAACATTAACCTGTGTGCAGAATTCTGCAAGAATATCGAGTGCGCTGTTAACTTCACTGTCAACGTCCATGTTTTCATACTGACTGTATCGTTCAATACGGTTAGTATGCCCAACATAAACCTCAGGCAAGCTACTGGAATAGTTGCTATATTTTGCGGAAGCATCAGCTGAACTCGCACCAACGTTGGTTAGCGGACTTGCATTAACGGTTTTAAAATATTTTTTCCAGCTCATTTTTAATAATCTTCCTTTATAATACTATATTATAGCACTAATACTGTATTTACCCTAATTTAAATCTAATTATAAGCACTTCCATTATTTACTTCTCTTGCATTGTCTTCACCTGAACGTCTAACTTGCTCAGTTAATTGTTGCAACAGTACAGGAGTTTGTCTTATAGCGTCAGCTACGTCATCTGGTAGTACTTGGTTATTATTTAGAGTATCGTTGCCGGCTCCGCCAGGAAGTGTGGTATCGCCTGTGCCTCCCTGCAATTCAGGAGAAGGTGCATCTGGCAGATTATTCTGGGGTCCTGTCCGTGCAGATGAATCAACTGGATCGGCTCCACTAAATACGAAATTAAATCCATCACGAATAGCCTCAACTATTGATCTTTGAAGATCGTCCGTCCATGACCCGGACCCGGTTGTCGGTTCATTAGGTGCACTAGGGTCCTCCGTGGCACTGCCAATTATTCCTGTTAATCCTCTTAACGTGTCAGTGGCGGCATTTAGTGTTGTAGTAAATACAGTAGATCCTAGCATTTTGTCTACTGTTTTGTCTATGGTTGTTTGGAATTCTTTAACAACCCCAGCAGCTATAATTGCATTTTGAGTTAACTTATCTTCTGGTGACATGTCTGTCTTTTGCATGTCTTCTTTTATTTTTGGGAATGTTTCGTTAACAGCCTTGTTTAGTGTTCTCTCTGCTGTTATATATGCCCCTGTTAGTGCATCAACTACAGGGCCGGTTGCTCCCATTGCACCCGCTTTAACTAGTTCTGCCATATTTTTAAGTTGTTCAGGACCAAACGATTTGCCCATTTTATCAAAAGCATCTGCCATTTCTGTTTTATCTTTCATGGTGCCATCCGTGATACCACGCTGGATGTCGCGCAGGGAATCATTGAAACCTGTTCCTAATTCGCCCACAAGCCCAACAGACCCAGCAGTAAACACCTCGCCATTATTTAGGAACATTTCTTTAAGTGCTTTACCGCCTCCTGCAACCATACTTTCAGCTTGAGCAATAGCCATTTCTGCTGCTTTACGCTGCTCGGGTGCAAGGCCCAGCAAGGCTGCTTGCA